GAATGTCAAACGCGTCAGCCATGGGTTTGGGAGGGGATTAAATACCCGGAGCGCGCGAAATCTGGCAACGGATGGGACTTGGACATTGTCCGCAAAGAGACGACCTATCAATGTAAGTCCTGCAAACACTCGTTCCCCGATTCAAACCGCGTCCGAACCGAATTGAACAAGACCGGCGAATATGTCGTAACAAATCCAGCCGCCCCATCGTCGCGGAGGGGATATCATTGGAACGCTTTGTGCGCTCAATGGGGTTTAACCTGGGGCGATCTGGCGGTCGAGTGCATCGAAGCCAAGCGCCGACACGAAGACGGGGAAGACAGCGCTCGCCGTGAATTTATCCAGAAACGGCTTGCCCAAACCTACCGGGAACAGGCCGACGAAGTAAACGTGGCCCGACATGTGGGCGGATACAAGATGAACGAGCCGTGGGCCGAGGAAGGGGGATTCGTCCGCGGCCAGCCGACGCCGTTCTTCAAACTTGAACCGCGAGATCGCGAAGATCCGTCTTTTGTCCCGATGCGGTTTATGGGTGTCGACGTCCAAAAGCGGGGATTCTACTGGGTGATCCGTTCATGGTCGGGCGAAGGCCGAAGCCGGATGCACAGTTGCGGATTCTGTTTTGATTGGCATAACCTGGTGGAGATTCACAAAGCCGCCGGAGTCCATCCTGCCAACGTCTTTGTAGACTCTGGCGACCAACAGGACATCGTGCTTGCGGCATGTGCTACCAACGGGTGGGTGGCAACCCGCGGGGACCAGCGTAACGACTTCCCGTGGAAGGTTCGAACCCCTGGCGGCATGAAGACCGAACTTCGGCCCTATTCCCCGCCTGTCGTGGAATCCGTCGGCAACAAAAGAGCAAAACGGTTTTACTTCTCTAACCTTCGTTTGAAAGACGTGCTTTCCAATCTTATTAGAAAAGGGAAGCATACCAAAGCCGACGACGCGCCGGAGGAATACACCGCCCAAATGCAATCCGAGAAGCGGATGGTCAGTCCTGGCGGCAGACCAATTTGGGAACCGCTGGCACAGGGAAGAGCAAATCACTTTTGGGACTGCGAAGTAATATTGCTGCTTCCCGCGATTGCTTGGAAACTGACTGGCCGGGCTGAACAAATGGTCGCCCAGGAAGAGTCCGCCGCGGAATCCTAAAACTTGACAACCTCAACGGAGGAATCACCTTTGACATGCGCTTCGCCGGATTCGGGCATGGGTTTTGTGAAGTGGCACCCGCCGACCTCATACGAGGCGCGGGCCTATGCTCTTTTGACTGCCGCGTTGACCTATGGCTCGCGCGACAGGTTGTTTCCTCATTCTTTCCCAAGCCCGCATCGAGGCGATCGCGGACAAGGCCGCTTCCCAACTTGAAAAAGGCGCCGTGATGATGAATTACGCCGATTCCGGGACGTCCGTAGGAAAACAATGGCCGATGGACGTTCAGACCGTTCTTATCGAATGTCGTTATGCGCTTCAAATCAAAGACCCGGAGCAATACGGCGCTATTGACCGCGTCCGCATTTACAATGGCCTTTGGAATTTCCGCGGCCTATAATTCTTTATGTCGACCCCAAAGAAGCCGAACTTAAAGAAGACCGTCCGGAAAGCCGTCCGAGACGTGAAGGCCTACGCCAAAGCGAAGGGGTTGAAAGCCCGCGCCGATATGGGCGGGTCCGGTGGTGGTGGGGTTTTCTCGCAATTTGAAGGCGCGAAGATGACGCCGAAGCGCCAATGGGTGAACACCCCATGGCCGGCGGACTTTAAGCGGACAATGTCGACTTTCGACCGCCAGGAACTGACGCGGAAAATGCGCTGGTTGTCGGTGAACGCCGGTCTGATCCGTCAGATGATTTCGGACAACGTGATTTATTCGGTCGGGGACGGGATTCGCGCTCAAGCCGCATCGGGCGACACGTCATGGGATTTGCTGGCCGAAGAATATTTCTACGAATGGGCAAACCGTCCTTGCGAAGCAACGATGCGTTACAACTTTTGGGAGTGTCAGCAAATCACATGTCGCAAGATTGACGTCGACGGCGAGATGTTTGTTTTAAAAACCTATTCTTCGGACGGACAGCGACCCCTTATTCAACTCATTGAAAGCCACCGCGTCGGCACGTCACAGGCCGCTGGCGGAACACCCGAAGGCTGCTTCGATGGAATTATGTTTAATCGCATAGGTGCCGTGACGGGATACCAAGTGATTCTTTCCTCCGGAGAAAACCGTTTGGTCAGCGCCAATTCGATGTTGCACGTCTACCATCCGGAAAACGTATCTGGCGCGCGCGCGTTTAGCCCGATGCAACATAGCATCAATAACCTCATCGACATTCTGGAAATTGTCAGTTTGGAGAAGGTTGCCATGAAGGTAGCGGGCGACGTGGTAAGGACTGTGACGCGTGAAAATCCACAATTCGATGGATCGCAAAGTGACTTCGAAGCGTTTGGCATGCGCCCGCAAGATTACCCCGCTGGCGTCTATGACAACCCCGACCAGGTTGGTTCGTTTATTGGAGGGAAGACCGTCACGCTCGCCCCTGGCGAAGATTTAAAAATGGTGGAATCTGGCCGCCCCGCGCCGAACGTCATTAGCGCCATTGAATACCTGGAGCGCGATTCCACGGCTGGCGTCTTGCCCTATTCGTTTACCGCTTCGCCCGATAAGTCCGGCGGAGCCGCCATCCGACTGGTGGTCAGCAAGGCCGAGCGAATCTTCGGCGCCCGTCAGCACATGCTCCAAACGCGTATGCTTTCGCCTATCTACGCTTACGTAATCGGATGCGGCATCGCCAACGGCGATCTCCCCGCCAATGACAATTTCGCAAAAGTCAACTGGGTTGCCCCCCGTCGCGTCACCGTCGACGCCGGCCGCGAAGCCACGGCAAACCAACGCGATATTGAAATGGGTTTGAAAACCCTGTCCGAACATTTCGCCGAAAACGGACAAGACGTCCGCGAGGAATTCCGCCGACGTGCCGCCGATGCTCGTCTCATCTTGGACACCGCCAAGGAATTCAACGTCCCCGTGTCAATGCTCTACCAGCCCAACGGGAACCCGACCACGGACATCGACGCTTCGGCCGCATCACACGACGGCCCGCCGGCCGCCGGCGCGTTTGAACCGATGTTCACCGAAGCCAACCCCTAATCTTTTAAAATGCGTTCCCTATCCCAAGCCGTTAAGCAACACCGCCCGCTGCTGATTAACCCCAGCCACGCACAGTCTTTCCTGGAGCGCTGTGCTTCACTCCAACTTCCCCTTGGAGCCAAGGCCTCCGATCTGGGCGAAATGCTGGAAGTCTATTTCGGCGCCAAGCCGGTCCTTGAAAAATTCCCGCCCTTCGCTGTGATCCCTGTCCGCGGGGTAATCGGCCGCGGCTTGTCGGAATTGGAGTCTCTCTGCGGAGGTTGCGACATTCAAGACGTCGAAGAAATGCTGGAAGAGTGCGAACGAGACATGTCGATTAAGACCATCATTCTTGACATTGATTCCCCTGGCGGAACGTCCGTCGGCGTCCCCGAATTGGCAAACCGCATTAAGAATTGCAAGAAGTCGGTGATTGCTTTCACCGCTTCCGAATGTTGCAGCGCCGCCTATTGGATTGGCAGCCAAGCCGGGCAGGGTTTCTACGCCACTCCGTCATCGAGCGTTGGAAGCGTTGGCGTTTATATTGCCTACCCAGACATGTCGAAGGCCTACGAAGACGAAGGGGTCCGCATGGACGTAATTCGTGCCGGCGCGTTCAAAGGGACAGGAATCCCAGGCACGTCCCTTGACGCGGGCCAGCGCGAAATGTTGCAAACCGAAGTCCTCGAAATTTGGGCAGATTTTAAAACCGCCGTTAAGTCCGTCCGCGAGTTTGTCGAAGATTCCAGCATGGAAGGACAAACGTTCTCTGGCAAGAAAGCCGCCGATGCCGGGCTTGTAACGTCCCTGGTTAACGGTTTTGACGAAATGATGATTTCGCTCGATGCGGCCGTTGCCGCCCAAATGGAAGCGGACGAAGACAACGATTCCCGCCACGCCGAAGCCGCCGAAGGTGCCGAGTCCGAAGACGAGGAA